TTCTTAGCTATAAGAAACTGCTCTATATCCTCGTGCTCTCTGTCTAGGGAAGCATAGATTGCAGATCTCCTACTACCACCCTGCATTACATTCCTTCCTATCTCATTAATCATGTACATGAGGGGGAGGGGGCCGCTAGACACCCCTCCTGTACGGGATAGGGAGCGTCCTGCAGGACGTAGCCGAGAGTAGTCTATACCTATCCCCCCTCCTAACATGAGACACGAGTTAGCTCTCCATATGAGGTTTGACCACTCTTCTCTCGTGTCTTCTTCTGCTCTTAACAAGAAGCAGTTATTCCAAGCGTGTAGTTTTCTACCTGCATAGTACAGATACCTACCTCCCGGAATGAACTTCATGTTGTATATAAAGTCTACAAGCTGTGACCTCTCATCCTCGTGCATGATAGGGTGAGTGCCGTTTCTCATATCGCCACATACATCCTGCACACAACGTCTAGCTAGATTTTTCCAAGTATCCTCCGGGCCTTGTGCATACTTAGTACGAAATACATTCTCTCCAAGAGAGGTTCTGAAAGGGCTTACTGCCATGTGTCTGCTTCCTCGTATAGTTGTTTCATTTTTGAATAGGTTAAAGGAAAACTCCCTGTATCTACTTCCCTGCCAAGTCTAGTGCAGATATTACTAGCTGCCTCAAAGATCACTGTCGCCAAGAAAATCGTGTCTTTGTTTGAGGAAGCCCTGCTTTTCTTTCGCACGACTGTACTCTTTCTTTTTGTTTGACTCGATCCTTTGGCGGTACTTTGGGGTTCTGACTTCTTTTGCATAGGGGTTATACCTCTTCTCTTGTTTCTTCGTATTCATCCTCATCTTTAAACTTCTCACGTTGTTCAATAAATTCATCCATGAAAGCTTCGAGTATTTGTGCGCTAGTTAGCCCCAGTATTTCAACTATTAAGTCAGGGTCATAGCGTTCAGATACTCGTTCACTAAGCTCTCTTGGGGTTAATGTCAAGACTAATACTCCTTCAGCAAGTAGGACATACTGACTTCCATTAAGTCATAGTCTCCCTCATGTACTTCATGCTTCATCAGAATACCAGACCAACTCTGTAGGTTCTTCTGTGGCCCAAGGTAGTCGTGATGTTCTCGATAGAATCTTCCACACACTAGCCCTCTGCGTCTTTCTCCTGTGCAGGTGAATATCTCTCCTGCTTGCTTGTGTTGCTGGTGTCCCATAGTAAAGCTGTGGCCTAGATTTTTTAGTTTGTTCTCTATTGTACCACCTATCGGATTTGCAAACAAGCTTGTTGGGTTGACAAAGTAGTGTGAGTAGCAGATTCCGTCAATCTTGAAGATTTCTAGGAAGTCATGTGTCCAAACTTCTAGCTTTCTCAAAGGTTCTAGGATCTGTTCTTCCAAGTCCAGAAAGGAACTCATCATACGCATCTCTCCACTGTTAGCAACACGGCTAATCCTGTCCTCGTGGTTGCCGACAGCAAAGTGTATGTTAGGATCATACTTAGAGGTTCTCAATGTAGATAAGAACTTCTTCATAGCCTTCCAACCACAAGCGTAGTCTGCTTTGACATCCTTGTCCTCCCAACCCTTGTCTCCTGCTTTATCATAACTGGATAGGCTAGGCATATCCCACCAATCCCCGATGATAATTATCCTTTCGGGCTTATGCTTTTTGATATACTTAGCTGCAGATATGATATGCTCTATGTTAGAGCTAGGTGTTATCTGTGTATCTGGTATCATTACATGCTTCATGGTTAGTCCTCTAGAATGGTGGCCTATTATCTTCTACAGATAATTCTTTTATTCTGCTTTTCTCAACTTCTAAAAGGAACTGCAGATAGTGTTGTGCTTTTTCCAAGTCCTCTATTCCTCCTTTACTTTTATATCTACAGATATATTTTATTATGTTTCCTTCTAAGAAACTTAGCTTGTTAGCTAGTACAAACTCTATCGGTTCTATCGTACAGCTTTTGTAGTGATTCGGGCCTGTATCTAAAGCCTTCATTTAATCCACTCCTCTGGTATGGTTTTTCCTACTGCCGCAATTATATCTTCCCTCTCACACCAATCTAGGTAGGTCTGGTTGTGCTTCTTTGTTAACCAGTTGTTGTACTGGAATAACATTCTGAAGTTATCTCTCCTTATGGCCCCGGAGGTAGTAATAATTGCGAGTGTCTTGGTTCTCCCTTTGCTGTCCCACTTTCCTTTGGATTCGATCCATAGTCTATAATCAGGTAAGTAAAAATCAGGGGTATACATAGCGCGGCGACCCACATCAGAGCCAGAGCAGCTTTTGCATAGTCCATTCCTAATAGGGTAGAGATATTCAACTCTTCGAGTTTCGTACTCAAATTTAATCCCTTGTTCTTTGAGGTTTTGGGCGACTTCGTACTCATAGTAGCTGCTGTACGGGGCTATCGAAACCTTCCGCGCCTTCTTGTACCTTGAACGGACACTCGTCTGGGATTGTCCTCCATATCCATAAGAGGTCAGCGTTTTTGTTGAATCTTTCTTTCCAGTTTTTGAACTCTTTTTTGTAGTATTTGATGACGAACTCCTTCGCTTTTTCATTGGTTGTGCCATTAGGTATATACCTCGCAGCTTTCTTTTCCCCGATACCACTGATACCTATAATGTTATCAGCAGAGTCTCCTTGTAACATCTGTCTCCAGAAGAAAGCTTCTGCTTCTATGTCTGTTACATGGTGGAAGATTTGTTTAACAGGGTTGTAGTGTAGTCCTTCTATTTGTTTGAGATCTTTATCTACAGATACGATGACTGCTGTTTTGTTTTCCTTCTTTGCATCCTTACAGGCATGGCCGAAGAAGTCATCAGCTTCACATCCCTCTGTAGCATAAGCGTTATGGTGATCCAGTAGGTACTCATGTAACTCAGGTAAGTACGTTGGCTTATGGCTAGTATCTCTATTACCCTTATAGTCTTTGTCTATCTCCTTTCTAAAGTTTGCTTTCTCTTTGTTACCAGATATAAAGGTTCGATACTGCAGGTCTATCGCTTCTTGTGGATTAGTCTCTGCGAAGTAATGTCTTATATCTTCCATAGCGTTGTTGATTAAACTCTTTGCATTTTGCAGAGCGTGTTCCAGAGGTTCCAAGTTTCTACCTTTGCCTAAGTATTCTCTCGGAAAGTCCATAGGAACTTCAGCTTTATAGGGCCAGACAGTACCCCCCTCACCGGGGGGCTGTCTAACATCATAGTAATAGCTTTTCTCTGCTGCAAATCCCGCCCTGTATGCAATGATGTCTCCATCAAATAGAGCGATGACTTCCATAGGTTATCTCCTTTAACTCGCTGCCTTTAGTTTGGAAGCTGCCTCTTCCCAATTAGGGGAATCATCTGTAGTTTCAGCATCTGCATCGCCAGAGGTGTATGCTTCAAACTGACGGGCTATCTTAATAACGTCTTCTACAGAGACATCTACGGCAGTAAGTTCTGTTCCTGTAAAGGCAACCGCATTAGTCAGTGCGTTCTGACGGAGGATTAACCTCTGCCTGTCTAGCTCTGGCAAACCCTTTGTCGGATAGGACTGCTTGTTACTAGACGTAGACCCTATGTAGGTTGGTTGTCCTCCACCTGAACCTTTCTCTACGATTACTACGTTACCATCTAGATTCTTGAACGTACCATTCATGGTATAATTGACAGTTACCTTGTCTCCTTTAGAGACACCCTCGATAAGAGCTTTGCTCTTGCCGTTGTACCAGTTACCATCTACACAGATTGAACCAGTTTCCTGTTTCAACTTGTCGTTCCACTTTGAGGAAACTGCAGTAGCAATTCCAGTAATAGATTCTAAAGTTTTTTCCATAAGATAATCCTTATTTATATATTTTTAAAAATAATATCTATTAAATGATATTATATATAATAGTATATCATACTAATAGAACACTGTCAAACAACTAGGCTTTATTCTTTACCTCCGTCAATGTATACCCAGTAGAGTAGTCTACCGGGAAATCTATAGGGCTATCCACCCCATAATTCTTCTTCAATTCCTCTGGAACTGTGCTGAGAATGTCGGCTATCTTCTGCAATAATCCTTGATGTTCGCCGTTCTTGCTGTCAGTAATCTCACACAACACGCTATCATGTACGGTGTTAATCAACCAAGCAGAGGTATGTCTAATCTCTCTGGATAGTTTGTTCAACATCATTAACATAATGTCTGCTCCTGCCCCCTGTATAGGGTAGTTCTTTACCTGAGTAGGAGGAGGATAGGGCCTACCTTTCTTAGACAAGCTACCGATAACCGCATACTGAGTCAAAGGTTTGCCTTCTTCATCCTTCCAGATAGATGGAACGTAGTATCTTGGTACTGAGACACCATCTCTCCTGTCACCCATGTGTATAAGTGTGTCTGAGGCTGCTTGTGCTGCCCTCTGCTGGTACTTCTTGATCTTAGGGTATCTTTGGTAGTACTCCTCTATGAAAGCCTCTGTAAGGGACACAGGAACGCCCCAACGCTTTGCCATATTCTCTGCTCCACCACCATATTGTAACTCAAAAGAGAAAGTCTTAGCTGTTCTCCTCTCTGTTTTAGTAATCTCCTCCTCTGGTTTGTCAAAGATTTTACTAGCAAATACTGTGTGCATATCTCTACCTGAGTTTATGTCCTCAATGAGTTGGTCATCCATAGAAGCTAGAGCTAGAATCCTAATCTCTAGTTGTGCATAGTCATACTCTGCTAAGATGCCTAGCCCGTGTGGTGTCTCGTCTGCTATAAGGTGGTCTTGTATACTCATCCTTAATCCTTCCCTGATATGTTTTGCATGTTGGGTTTGTTACTACTAAGTCTACCTGTTGCAGTGCCGCAATGGTTGTATGTAGGGTGTATCCTTACTCTTTCTGTTAGTTGGAATGGTACTGCAAAGTTTATGTATGGGTCATAGTAAGTGGAGATTTCCTTTTGAAAGTGTCGTAGTGTAAGTATGTCCGAAGCAAAGGCACTAGCAAGAGTTTCTTCCTCCTTCTCTTGCACCTTCTTTAGTACATCTATACCTGACTTTAACTCTATGCTCTCTCTTAAGAACTCTTCTCTGGTTTCGCTCTTAGCTAGACGCTTTACCTTAACGGTTACGTCCACTGCTCGATACTTTAACTCACCCTTAGACTTACCAGACTTATACCTAACGTGCTCGCCGTCTTTGTCTAGCACTGGTTCCTCTGCTTTCTGCTTTGTCTCTCCTCCCCATAGCAGCGTAGCTACTTGGTCTGGAGACTTCGGGTTAAACTCTAACCCTTCGGGCCAGTGCTTACCCCACTTATCCACAAGCTCCTCCAACATACTCTCTAGCTTTAGTTTCTTTTCATCCCTCATCTTGGTAGCTCCCGGTAGATCAAAGGCAACACCTGTGCTTGACATCGCACATGTAACGCCGATGCTGTTCATCATATCTCTGACATAGGCAAAGAATCTTTCTCCTTTTTGCTCACAATACTCTATCTGTTTTAAGAATATCTTATGTGTTATAGATACATCTTGGTCTAGGTAGTAGCACAAGTCCTCGGAGTTAATCTTGTCAGCACCAAACCCGGCTCTAAACATCTCAGATACAAACTCATCCTTCTCGAAAGGAATCTTCCAGTATTCTGCGAGTCTCGTTAGAGACATATAAGTATCAAACCTACCTGACTGTATGTAGTGGAACTTCTGTGTGTCCCAAAGGTCTAGGGTATACGGTGTCATGCCTTGATGTAGTAGGTATTGCAAGTCGAACGCTATGTTATGCCCTATTAACATGCGTTCTTCCTTTAATACTTTACCTATAAAACTACCGATGTGTGCATCATCATCTGTAGTTACTACCTCACCATCAGAACCATGCTGATAGCCTAACCAGACAATCCTATTCAAAGGATGTGCAGGGCTAGCCCCGAAGTGTGGCTCTGGTGCATTGATAGTAGTCTCTAAGTCTAGTACTGTGTAGTCTTTAAGCTCCATACTTATCTCCTATGAGCGACACAAGTCTTGCCCTCTCTTTATCTAAGCGTATCGCACACCCTTGGTTCCTAAACTCTGACTTAGCTCCACGCAGTTTATTCTTAGGTGCTCTAAGGAAACGTATATCCTCTCCTTCCTCCTTGGATTGTCCGATAGTTACGATAGCATCTGCCTCACCTTGTACGCTTGTCTTACTGTTGTATAGACTAGCCATAGTAGGGTACTTGACATTCTCTGCAGTAGCATCTAACTGACTTGCACCTATGACAGGGCCATGCTTCTTAGCTAACCCTCTCATGTACTGCGCTAGCTTTGCGTAGCGTTCTATAGACGTAGTAGATTCCTTCTCGAATCCACCTACTTTCCATATCTGGTCTACGATAATTACCTTGGGGTTACACGCCTCGATGTGAGCCTCGATGTCATACGCAGTCATTGCAGTATTATCCATCAGCTTAATCTTATCGTACCCTGTTTTACTAGCAGTCTCTGAAGTAACCTCCTTGTTCTTAAGTAGCTCATCGTTAGTCCAACCAAGCGAAGCTTGCAGTAACCTTGTCTTAACTCTGTCTGCTCCCTCCTCATTGTTACACCACAAGATACACTCATCGTCCTCTAACTGAGTAGCCCAGTGGGTAGCTTGGTTCGCTAGTATGGTAGTCTTACCTCCATCAGGTCTACCACCTATGATAATGAAATCACCTTTGGAGATA